ACACTCCAGATGTAATCGATAGAAACCAATTAGTAGGACAAATTTACTTACAACCAACTAAGACTGCTGAATTCGTTTACTTGAACTTCAACATCTTACCAACAGGAGTATCTTTCCCAGCGTAATTTTTTAAAAACGGAATATTTATAACAAAACAAAATAAACAAAATGGCAATCTTAGATCCTAACGAAATATTTTTCACCGCCTTTGAACCAAAACAGGCTAACCGATTCATCATGTACGTTGATGGTTTCCCATCATACATCATTAAAGCAATCTCTGCTGTAACATTTGAACAGAATGAAGTGGTTCTTAACCATATAAACGTTTACACAAAAGTAAAAGGTAAAACAAAATGGAGTGATTTAACTATGACTTTATTTGATCCTATTACTCCGTCAGGTGCTCAAGCAACAATGGAATGGCTACGTTTACACCACGAATCAGTAACTGGTCGTGATGGTTATAGCGATTTCTATAAGAAAGATTTAACTATCGACATATTAGGTCCTGTAGGTGATATCGTTTCTGAGTGGGTAATTAAAGGTGCGTTTATTAAAGGTGGTAACTTCGGTGAATATAACTGGGATACTGAAAACGCTGCTATTAACTTATCATTAACAATTGGTATGGATTACTGCGTATTGAATTTCTAATTAAAACTAAAAATAAATTAAAGAAAGCTCGCATTTTTTGCGAGCTTCTTTTTTTCTTATATATTTATAATAAATAACAAGTTTATGAGCGAATTAAAGTTTCCAACAGAAATGGTTGACCTGCCTTCAAAAGGTTTATTCTATCCCGAATCTCACCCCTTAGCATCTGGAAAAGTAGAAATGAAGTACATGACTGCTAAAGAGGAAGATATTTTAACAAACAAATCCTATATTGAAAAAGGAACAGTAATTGATAAATTACTTCAATCTTTACTTGTAACTCAATTTGATTATAGTGATTTATTATTAGTAGATAAAAACGCAATTATGATTGCGGCTCGTGTTTTAGGTTATGGTAAAGATTATGAATTTATGTACAAAGGAGAACAATGTACTGTAGATTTAAGTACATTAGAACCAAATTTAGTAGACGAAAAATTATGGAAAAAAGGTAAAAATGAATTTACATATACCTTACCTACAACAGGCCATGTAATTACTTTTAAACTTTTAACTCATGGAGATGAAAAGAAAATTTCTGATGAAATTAAAGGTCTACAAAAAATATACAAAGATACTAATCCAGAATTAACTACACGTCTAAAACACATTATCTTATCTGTAGACGGGGACGTTGAAAGTAGAACAATTAGACAGTTTGTAGACAATAATTTACTGGCTAGAGACGCTAGATCTTTCCGTGAATACATCCGTTCAGTAACCCCAGAAATCGAAATTAAATTTGATTATGAAGGATATAATGGTGTCGAGGAGGGTGCTACAGTTCCTATTGGACTTAACTTTTTTTGGCCTGACGCAGCAATATAGATTAAGTATTTTTACTCAAATTCATGAAATGGTATTTCATGGACAAGGGGGGTATGATTATAATACAATTTATAACATGCCTATATGGTTACGTAATTTTACATTTAATAAAATTAAAGAACATTACGAAAACCAAAACCAAGAACAGAAAAAAGCCGAAGCATCTTGGACTAATAAAAAAGGCATTCCAAAACCACCAGTTGCTCCAACTGGAAAAAGGGCATCATACAAATGATGCCCACATTTTTTATTTCTTTAATATTTATAATAAACTAAGTTTATAATGGACGAAAAAGACCTATATTCCAAAGAAGCCATAGCATTAGCAGCTAAATTAACACAAGAAGCTAGGACATTAAAAGAAGAATATAAAGAGCTTCTAGGGATAAAGACTAAATTAAATGACTACGATAAGGAAGCAGTTAATTTAGCAGATAAAGTCCAACAATCAGCAAAACAAAATTTAGTTGAATTAGGAAGATCAGGGGATTTAGCTAAAGAAATACAAAAAGATAGAAAACTATCATTAGATATAGAACGAGAACTTGTAATAGCTAGAAGTCTATTAAGTGAAATAGAAATTAAAAATGCTGATAAATTAATTAACTCACAAAAAACAGCAAATGAAACTTTAAATGAATTTCTTAAAACACAAGAAGAATTAATTGGATTAAAGGGAGATGATTTAAAATATGCCCAACGAGATCTTGATTTATTAGGAAAAAAATTAATTGCTGAAGAAACTGAAGCTCAAAATATTTTAAACTCACTTAATTTAGATACTCAACGATATGCTTTAGCTTTAAAAAATAAAGAAATACAAAATGAAAATGTAATAGGCAAAAAAGAAGAAGCTAATATTCAAGATCAAATAAACCAAAAATTAGGTATTGCTGGTAATTTTTTAGTTGGAGCTGAAGAGTTTCTAGGAAAATTTGCTAAAGGTTTTAATTTAGAAGAAGTTACAGAACACATGAAAAAATTTGCTGATGAAGCAGTTCGTTCAGGTAAAGAAGTTAGTAGACTTCAAGTTTTAGGTGAAGGAGTAAAAGCCGCGTTTTCCAATTTAAAACAAACTTTAACAGATCCAACTGTAGTAATTGCAGCTATGGTTGAAGGTTTTGGAGAAATGGAAAAGCAGCAAAGAGAATTTAGAAAATTAACAGGACAAAATGTTGATGTATTTGATACCTTAAACACTAAAATTACTACTTCAGCAGAATATATTAAAGCAGCTTCTGAATTAAGTAAAGAATTAGGAGTTAATGCTTCTGTAGTTTTTACTCCGGAAACAATAGTTGAAGTAGCTGAATTAACAGATAATATGGGTATGGCTGTTAAAGAAGCAGCAAATTTAGCTAAATTATCTAAAGTTACTGGAACTGAATTGGTGGATAATGCTCATGCTATTGAACATGGTTTCCAAAACTTTGTCAAAACTAATAAAACAGCATTAAATTTTGGACAAGTAATGTCCGATGTTGGAAATGCATCATCTGCTTTAACTATAAGTTTAGGAAGTAATCCTGAAAGAATAGCTGAAGCAGCTATGGAAGCTCGCAAATTAGGATTATCTTTAGAACAAGTAGATAAAATAGCAGATTCATTACTTAATTTTGAAGAATCTATTAGTGCTGAATTAGAAGCTGAATTATTAACTGGTAAAGACTTAAATTTAGAAAAAGCAAGAGAAGCAGCATTAAATAATGATATTGCTACTTTAAGTAAAGAAATAGGAAAAAACCAAGAAGCATTATCAGCATTTTCCTCAGGTAATAGAATACAACAAGAGGCCGTTGCCAAAGCTTTGGGGATGAGTAGAGAAGAAATGGCCAATATGATTTATCAACAACAAATCCAAAATGGTCTTTCAGCAGAACAAGCCGCTAAAGCAGCAGATATTAGTTTAGCTGAAGCTCAAAGGTTAAGCGCTCAAGAACAAATTACTAAAGCTGTTGAAAAATTAACTCAACTTGCAGGAATGCTTTTAACTCCTCTTAACTTAATATTAAGTAATACTGTAACTCTAGGTATAGTATTTGGTGTTATAGCAGTTGCTACTTTACCTAAAATTATTAGTGGTGTAAAAGGATTTGTTGGTAGTCTTCAAGAAGGTCTTTCAACAACTAAAGAATTAGCAAAAAACTTTTTAGGATTATTCAAACCAGGAGGAATTAAAGAAGCAGGTGGAAAAATTAAAGACTTTTTAGGTGGTGGAGCCGATAAAACAAAAGAAGCAGCAGGTAAAGCAGGTGAAGGAGCAGGAGCAGCAGCAGATAAAACAAAAGAAGCAGCAGGTAAAGCAGGTGAAGGAGCAGGAGCAGCAGCAGATAAAACAAAAGGAGTAACTGGTAAAGCTGGTGATGATATTAAAAATTTCCTTAAAGGATTATCTGCTGGTATTAAATCGTTTAATAAAGTTGAATTTAAAGATATTGCTAAAGTAGCAGCAACAGCTGGAGCCTTATTATTAATGACAGTCGCTATTCCAGCTATTTTAGTTCTTTCTATTCCAGGATTAGGAAAAGCATTTCAAGCTAATATGAAAGGAATAGCTAATGGCTTATCAGCATTAGGAAAAGCACTTCCAGAAATAGCATTAGGAGCAGCTGCTTTAGCTCTTATAGGTGTAGCATTAATTCCTTTAACTTATGCTTTATCATTATTAACACCTTTAGTTGAAGCATTTGGTAAAGTAATACTATCCGTTTTTGATGGATTAGCAACTTTAGTAACAGCAGTTGCTGATGGGTTTGTGAAATTTTTAGGAGCTATAACTTTAGAAAAAGCAGCAGCATTATTTGTATTAGGTGGAGCACTTGTTGCTTTAGCGGCTGGATTTGGAACTTTTGCTATAGCTATGGGAGCAGCAGGTATTGTTTCTTTCTTTGCAGGTGATGGGGTTTTAAGTCAATTAGAAACATTAGCTGAAATGGCAACACCATTACAAACAGTTGCTAATTCACTAACTCAAATGGCTGCTGGATTATTAGGAGTAGCAGAAGCATTAAATCAAATTGATGAAGATAAATTAGAATCATTAAATGAGTTTGCTGAGGTTAGTCCTTTAGCGGCAGTTGGTAATGCTATTGGTGGAGCTATTGAAGCTTTATTTGGAGGAGGCGAAGAAAAACAAACCTCACCCGAACTAGCTGAAATTAGAGATATATTAAATCAAATACTTAAAAAAGATACAAACATTTATATGGATTCTACTAAAGTTGGAACTGGATTTGCAATGAGCACATCTAAAGTTCAATAATCTAATATTTATAATAAAATAACTATGGGACTCTTAGACAAATTAACAAAAGACGGTTCATTATTAACCGCTTTAGATGGCAAAAAACCTTTAGAATACGATAAAGTATCAAATTATCCAGAAGGTTTAAAAAAATCACAATTAGATTTAGATGGCAAAAAACCTTTAGAATACGATAAGGTATCAAACTATCCAGAACAATTAACTAAATCACAATTAGACTTAGACGGTAAAAACCCAAATAAATACTTAGATAATCCTCCAAGGTAATGGGATTAATCGACTTAAAGACTGATCTTAAGTCCCTAAGATATGGGAAGGATACCATCGGAGGAGGGTATAGTGGGCAACCCTATATTCAAACTCCAATTCCCGAAAGTTTTAATGATTTAGGTGCTAACGAGGATTTTATTTTACGTGGTGGTATTAATGCTGTAAGAGATTCAGCAACAGATATCAAACGTTTAACTAAAATGTTTTTTGATTTAAAGTCACCTAATGGATTACTTTTTATTGCTAAACAAAACTTATTATCCCAAACAGCAGTTAGAACTCAAACAAGTGGTGTTGTAAATGAAGGTATTTATACACCTTTAAATACCTTAGCACAAGCCGGTGTTCTTGCTTTTGGTTATCATTTAAATAAACAAGGTATTAATCCGTTTGAAGAAACAGGAGCATACGCTAATAACCCAAATCTATATTCTGTTAAAGTAAAAACAGACCAATTAATAGAAAATAACAGATTAGCTGAATTATATAGAGCTATTTCAACAGATCGTTCTATTAACAATTGGAATTTTTCAGGATTTAGTTTAAATGTAGGATCTAATGTTTTAACATATGATGGTGGTCCTAACTCTATTTTAGGAATAGGCAAAACAAATATTAGATTCCCTAGTACAGAACAAAGAACAGGTAAACAAAACAAATATTTTGTTGATAATAATAATTTTTTTATAGGCAAAAATAATCAAAGATCAGTAAATAGTGATGATAAACAAGTAGGTGGTTTACAAGTTAATTCTGAAAAACTATGGACAAAATCCCCACAATATCGCTTACCTGATTTTAGTGTAAATTCTCCTCAATCCTCCAGTTTTGCCCAAGCTAATGATGAACAGTTTAAAGTTAGTTCAGCAACAGCTAAACAAGATATTACAGGTTCTAAAGATGGTGGTAAATACGATTTTTATAATCCTTTACGTTATGCTGGGATTTCGGCTAATGAATCTATATATAATAGATTACTTGGAGTTTATGAATCTGAAAGACAACAACGTAGTGAAAATGGTAAACCAACGTGGACTAATAATGTTTATGAATCGGGTTCCTTACAAATTAACTCTTCATCTATAGGGCCTAATACTTGGACACCAAATCAAGATATAACTAACCCAAAAGGTATAACTTATCGTATAAGTACCCCCAAAGGCATAAATTATAATGTTTCAGGAAGTAAAGGTGTAACTAATATTTTTGGTTTAAATCAACCTCCATTTGTAAATCCTAGTGTTTACCAACCTTCAGGAAGTGGACAACCATTATTGTCACCCAATATTAACAAAGTACGAAGTACTGGTCCTGCATTAAATGATAATACTTTTACTTATGTAAATCCCTTTGTTAATATAAATACTAATAAAAACGAGGGCAAATATGGTGGGAGTCCTACAATTCAAGATTTTAGAAAAATTTTACGTGCTAGCTTAGATTCAACCACCCGAAAGCAATCAGATAAATCCGGTGCTACTCCTAACGCTCCTAATTATAGTGGTTCAAATGCTGGCATAGGAGTAAAAACTCAAATTGGAAACCCAGGACAACGATCAGGAAAAAATTATGTTTCTTATACAGCAGGGGTTACGGGAAATGGTGGAGGAGTTTTAGATAAAATTAATGCCTCCCCCATAGGAACATTAGCACCTGCTTTAATAGGAGGTAGTGTTAATGATTTAGTAACATTTAATATCGCTCCTTTTGGTTATCCTGAAGGGACAATGAATTTTAGAGCATTTTTAGGAAGTTTTAGTGATAATTATGCTGCCAGTATCGCCTCTCAACAATATGTTGGTAGAGGTGAAAACTTTTATACATACACTGGGTTTGCAAGAAAAATTTCATTATCGTGGACTGTTGCTGCTTTATCAAAGCAAGAACTTATTCCGATGTATAAAAAATTAAGTTATTTAGCTTCAAACACAGCTCCTGTGTATAAAGATGGATTTATGCAAGGTCCTTTAGTAACATTAACTGTTGGAGGATATATTAATGAATTACCAGGATATATAGAGGGTTTAAACTTAGAAATGGGTGATGATTCAACTTGGGAAATTGGGATAAACGATAATGGTGGAAAAGATGAAACAGTATCTCAATTAACTCATATTATAAAAGTAACAGGGTTTAATTTTACCCCAATACCTACATACTTACCACAAAGAGGAGCTCATTTTATAGATTTAGCACCATCAAAAGCAGCAGGTATAGGACCTACTTTATGGGCAGATAATGTAATAAGTTTAACATAATGATAAATAGATATCAAAATATACCCAAAATAAAAATTAATGGGAAAATAGTATATAAAACATCTCGTTATCCTGAGGTTCCATTATCGGAAAACGATGTATATGTTTATACTACTCAAGGTGATCGATTTGATACTTTAGCACAACAATATTATAATGATAGTTCTTTATGGTGGGTTATTTCTATAGCTAATACAGGAAACGCTGGAGCTGATACTTTAACAGGTTTATCTCAAAACTCATTAGTAATTCCTGAAGGAGTTCAAATTAGAATCCCTAATAATCCAATTCAAGTTTATAATGTTTTCAATCAGATAAATTTATAATATGGCATTTTTAGGAATTTCACTTGATGATGTAAAAGAAGTAGCTGATGGTATTATAGATGGTGCCGCTGAAATAATAAAAGATCACCCAATAATAGCTACTGCGGTTGCTGTGGTTGTTCCTGGAGCAGCATTAGCTATAACGGGTATATTAGCAGCAGATCAACTTAATAATGAAACCGAAAAAAGTGGTAGTCCTGCTGAAGGAGTTATTCATTTAGGTGAAGGACATGGTAATATTGTTGGAGAAGGTTTTAATGAGACTATTATACAACAGATAGAAGCAAGACAAAAAGTATTTGGATCTTTAGATAGAACTAAATATTTAAAGTTTTTAAATGCAAGAACACCATGGATTAAACTTAGTTCAGCAGTAAATGTTACTGACAAAGCTGATTTAAAAGGTATTGATCCATATAATGTTATTGCTTATAGAAATAATGAATTAGCTAGAGAATATGTTTTATTTGGAGGTACATCCACTTTCAAAACAGGAGCATTTACCCAAAGATCAGGATTATTTGATGCTTATGATGTAGGAGATCAATCACAAGGATATAGACCTATGCCAGGTATTACTTCAATAACTTCTAAAAATAGAAACCGAGGTTCAGTTAGAGAATCTACAATAAATATAAAAGCATATAATACTACTCAATTTAATATAATTGATTTACTTTATTTAAGATTAGGTTACACAGTATTATTAGAATGGGGCCATAGTATTTATATAGATAATAATCTTGAAGAAAAAACTATGAATGAAAGTGATACTTTAACTAATAGATTTGTAACACAAGGGGGTTTTAATAATCAAAAAGAATTACTAAATGCTATTGCTGAAAATAAAAAAAAGTTATATGGTAATTACGATGCTATTTATGGTAAAGTTAGTAACTTTAGTTGGACTTTTGAAACCGATGGTTCTTATACTATTACATTAACAGTATTAAGTTTAGGTGATGTAATTGAATCTTTAAAAATTAATACAATAGCTAAAGGAAAAACATCAGATGAAAAAAAGACAGAGGAAGAAGAAGGAGGAGATGAAGCTAAAACAAATAGTGATGTTATAAATTCTTATAAAAATAAAGATGCTATTTCTAAATTATTTTACCAAGCTTATCAAAAATTAAAAAATACAAATAATGAACTTTCTTCTAATGATCCGGAACATCCAGTTTCTGCTTTAACTAATGAAGCAGCTACAGAATTAGGTTTTACTTGTGGGGGGGATTTTATTAGTATTCAAGAATATAGCGGTTGGGTTACTTCGGATCCCTTTATTTACATTAGATTAGGAGGGTTTCTTCATTATTTAAAAAATAACTCTCTTATTTACAGTGGAGAAACATCGCTTATAGACATAGATAACAGTGAAGAGAGAAATATTATATTTACTACCCCATATGTTATATCAGCAGATCCTAGGGTTTGTATTATAAAAACAGATATTACTATAAATAATGTTGGGTGGTTTGATGAATTAACCCAAGGAAGTACTGATGCTTATAAAATATTTGCTAATTTACCTTTTGATTTTAAAAAAACAATAAAAAATATTACAGTAGGTCAACTTATGAACATTTATATAAACGTTCCTTTTATATTAAAATCAATGGATGAGCTTAGAGACGATAAGGGTAATCTTTCATTATATTCTCTTTTAGAAAAAATATGTGCTGGTATAAATGATTCATTAGGTAATATAAACAGTATAGAGCCTGTTATAGATGATGAAGACAACAATAGACTTTATTTAATAGACGAAACAGCCCTCCCAGAAAAGGATCAATTGTTAGAAAATTTTGGTTATTCAACAAAAAACGCTATATTTGAAATATTTGGTTATACACCAAACAATTCAACTTTTGTAAATAATTTAAGTATCAAAACGGAAATTACTAATGATATAGCTACTATGATTACTGTGGGTGCTCAAGCTAATGGCCAAGCAGTAGGAGAAGATGCTACTGCCTTTTCTAAATGGAATAAAGGGTTAATAGATAGAATTATACCCGAAAAAAACGATACAAAGAAATCAGTTGAGGAAGAAAAACCAGAAGAAGAAAAACCAGATTATGAGGATACAATTGAAGAATATGAAGATTTTGTAGATTCAATGGAAACCCAAAAATTTACAGACTCAATAGATTCTTTTAAATCTGTATTAAAAAACTTTTTAACTTACATTCAAGGTCAACAAAGCCAAAAAGAGGAAAAGGCATCAGGAACTGTTGGATTTATTCCTGTTAGTTTAAATTTAGATATAGTGGGACTATCAGGGATGAAGATTTTACAAAAATTTACCATCAACCAAAAATTTCTCCCTTATAATTATCCTGAAAGCATTGAATTTTTAGTTAAAGGTCTTAGCCAAAAAGTAGATAATAATGGATGGACAACTTCTATTGAAAGTTTATCAATCCCTAAAGATATATCTGCAGGAGCCAATCCACCTCTTCCAGCTTCTCAAAACACATTCACATCAACAGATGAAGGAACAAACACCGGAACTGTACCTCAAAACTCAACTAATGCTGCTGGTGGAACACCTAAAAAAACATCAGGAGCTAAATATAGTGTTAAAAATATACCTGCTACTCAAGATCTTTGTGCAGCCGTTTCAGGAGAAATAAAAGGGCCTATTGTTAAGTCTAAAATAATAAATGCTTATAAAAGTAATGTTAAAGGAAAAAAAGAATTTATAGATAAATTAGAAAAAGCATATGATGCTTTAGTAAAACAAGGTATTAAATTAGATATCGGAGATAGTTATAGAAGTTATGATGTTCAAAGACAAGCTTATATAACTAATGAAGCAGCTAGAGCTGCTGGTAAAAAAGTTGATAATAAAGCTCACCCTTGTAAAGGATACCACGTTCTCGGTCAAGCTCTAGATTTAAACCAAACCGCATCCCAAAAGAAAGATATTCAATCTCATGGTAAAATTTATAAAGCATTATATGATGCTGGTTTAAGAAGAATTGGAAATGAATGGTGGCACTGGAGTATTGGAGAAGCTACCCATACAATCAACCAACAATTCACTGACCATGGTGGAGATATTAAAAATTATAATAGATATTAATATATGTCATATTTTCCTAAACATTATATAGTACCAAATCAATATACTAATGGTGGTGAGTTTGTATATAAAGGTACTTCAACCATTTACATAGGTCCTTATTTTAAAACAGGAAATGGCAAAACATTTTCAGGAAACACACCACAATCTCCCAATATATTTGAAATAGTTCTATCTGTTGTTGAATCCCCCCCTACCCAAAATGTAGAAGCTATTCAATATGCCTTTATTAATGATTTAGCGGATGAATTAGGTAATGTATTCCCAACATTAGATGATTTTGATAATATTGATACTCTTAATTATTTACAAGCATCGAACAAACCATTTAAAGCTTTATCTTTTAAATATTTACCTCAATATAGTCCTGCATTACCTACTCAACAAGACTATCAAAATGGAGAATTTAGAAGATATTTTTGTAAAAAAACAAATCAATTACTTTATCTTGAAATAGATCAAGATACCTATAATAAATTAATTAAAAAAGATCCAATTATTGAGTGGCCTTTATATATTCCTTTTAATTTACCATGGAAATTAACAGGTACTAAAAAACAAGTAGAACAAGTTAATAGAAATATAACAGAAGCTAAGATACAATCTTTAAAATTATATAATTTTAATGAATATTTAAAATTTGATTTCTTAAAATATTATCAACCTGAAGTTGGAACTATGACCTCTGGTTCGTATATTAACGGAGTAAATCAAGGTTATGTTTTGGATAATAGAAACGGAAGAGGCACTGGAGTATCTCACTCACAAAACGATAGCGGAAGCATTCGTAGAGATAATTCCATGTCACGATAACATACACCCTGCTTTAAACGACGTGTCTTTAGTGTATATAAGACCGTTTAACGACACAAAGGGTTATATGTTATGCGTTGACCATAGCGAGACATCTTCGCTTAATAAGACAACTATAGACGCGTTACTACAAAAAATAGGTAAAGTGTGGGTGCGTGATAAGAAGACAGCATTGTATTATTTTCCTATTAAAAGCTTGTGCGACCTATCCATCCTTAACCCTACGTATATACAAACCGAAACGCAAGCACATAATTACTTTTATTCTCACCATACGGATTATCCAAAGGTTAATAAGCTTGTACCATTAAGCAAACACTACGAAAAATGCGAACATATTTATAAACAAGTTCGTAGTGTAATACCTAAGGAATTACCACCGTATTTTGATTTTTACAACAATAAAGTAGTACTAGCATTTTTTGGAATAGAAAAAAACGGATTAAAAATAGATAAATATGAATTTGATAAACACTATGAACTCAACAATGAATCTTATTCTATCAAAGATGATAGAATATACACAAGCTACAATTTGGCTACAACAACACGTAGACCAAGTAACTCTTTTAATGGCGTTAATTTCGCAGCAATAAATAAAGAAAATGGCGCAAGGAGAAGCTACATATCGAGTCATGGGTTTATTGAGTTCGATATTAGTGCATATCATCCTACTATTGTCGGTCGCTTACTTGCCTATGATTTTGGCGTTCCAGATGTCCACCAAGCGTTCGCGGATCTTTATCAAACGAGCTACAAAGAAGCAAAAGAAATCACGTTTAAGCAACTATACGGAGGAGTATTTAAGGAGTATGAGCACCTTGAATTTTTTCAACAAGTAAAACAATTCGTGGCAATAAATTGGGAGGTGTTCAATAACTCCGGTCAAGTTATCGTGCCGATTTCGGGTTATTGTTTGAAAAAGACAAACTGGAGAATATGAATCCGCAAAAGCTGTTTAACTATATGTTGCAGAACGTGGAATCCGCAATAAACGTTCGTATATTAATGGATATACATAAGCTATTACTAGGGCGGGAAACAAAAATTGTATTATATACGTACGATTCGTTTTTGTTTGAGTTAGGTGAGGGTGAGGAAAATATAGAAAACGAGATAAAACAAATATTTGATAAATACAGGTTACAAACAAAAACAAGTTATGGAAAAACATACGATTTTACAGAAAAATGACTATACGTATGACGGATACGATTTCGATTCGACAAACATAAAAGACGTGAACAATAAGTTATTTTGTACATTTACAGCACTAGAGAATTTAGAGACACTAATTAGTGATCTGACTAGGGCATATACAATTATGTATAATAAGATGTTTGTACTTTATGTAAAAAGTACAGACGAGTACGTTGTTACATACAACGTGGAGCAGGGCAATGTTGAGGGTATTCCAATGAATACAATCCTAGTACATAGAAAGAAAGAAACCAACACATTATATACAATTAATGCGTTGAATGATTTAATAAAAAAATTAAACGGTGGAGTGGTTGACCCATCTTACCGTGTAAATTGGCAACACTATAAAAACTGTATTTTGTTAACCAACCATAATGAGTTGAAACAATTGAATACAAAAGTTCATAAGATTGTTGAACTTTAAAAAACGTCATTTGGAAATCTAAAATTTCCTTCGTATATTTATGACATATTGATAAACATGAAAAAAGCAGACAATTTTGACGCCTCTAAGTGGTTAGTAGAAAATAAAATCACTACACAATCTCGTTTAAACGAAGATTCAATATCTAATTTTGAAATAGGAGATAAGTTTAAAGTAACCAAATCCCCAGACTCTAAAATAATGCAATATTTAAAAAGTGCAATTTCTGCATTCTACGATAGAAAAATTCAACCACAAGTTGGAGATGTTTTTGAAGTATTGCCCAATGAATTTAAAAAATTTGAGGGTAAAGAGTACACTTTAAAAAATATAAATAGACCAGAAGAATTCATAAAAGCGTTAGGACCAATGGCCGACGAAGCTATAGTCTCTATGCCTAAAAAATGGGTTGATGCTTTGTATTCTAAAGGATATTTTACAAAAGTAAATTAAAAATAATAAGAGCCCTTGTAAAAGGGCTCAAATTCTGTAATATTTATAATCGACCAAAATTATAAATTACAGTGATACATATTACATATATTTATCTTATTACTAATATAGATAACAATCCTAATAAAGTTTATATAGGAAAAGCAAATATTCCTAAATACCGCAAACATTATCATAATAGCAAATTTGGAAAAAATATTACATATGATGTTATAGATATTATATCTTATAACTATAAACATGAATGGAAATTTTTTGAAAGTTACTGGATAGAACAATTTAAACATTGGGGATTTGAAGTAATAAATAAAAACAATGGTGGTGGTGGACCTCAGTTCCATACTGAAGAAACTAGACAAAAAATGAAAGTTCCTAAGTCTGAAGAAGCTAGACAAAAAATGAGAAAACCTAGAGTAAATAAACAAGGTTTTTCAAATCCTAGACCTGGTAAAAGGATTCCAATCCTTCAAATTGATAAACAAAATAATTTAATTCAAGAATTTTCATGCTGTCGAGAAGCAGCTATAATATTAGGAATAAATGAAAAAGCAATAAATAATGTACTAAAAAACAGAACCAAAACTTCAGGAGGATTTTTTTGGAAATATAAACTTTAACTTGGTTTATTAATCTCCTCTTATTATATTAATCTTATAAACTAATAAAAATCATGGACATATCAGCTATTAAACAACGACTAAATTCATTACAGTCGACGAACACAACAGGCAAGAAAGAAAAAATCGATTACACAAAAGTTTACTGGAAACCAAAACAAGAAGGTAAGTACCAAATTCGTATTGTACCTTCCAAACTTGATCCTAAAAATCCATTCCAAGAGGTTTTTGTACACTATGGATTTTCGAAATTTCCTATCTATGCCTTAACTAACTGGGGTGAAAAAGACCCAATTGTAGAATTTGCTGCTCAATTACGTAAAACCAACGACCGAGAAAACTGGGTATTGGCTAAGAAATTGGACCCTAAAATGCGTATCTTTGCTCCCGTAATTGTACGTGGTGAGGAAGAAAAAGGTGTACGCCTTTGGGAATTTGGTAAAGAAATTTACATGCAGCTTTTAGGTATTGCTGAGGATGAAGATTATGGCGATTACACAGACATTAACGAAG